CTATGCTATGCTCTCTGACCCACTACGCTACATGGGGCATCCCGCATTTAGTGGGCTGCTTTTGCGACATACAACAGAAGAGTTAAGAGAACTCGTATTCAAGTCGCAGGAGTTGTACCCGAAAATCTGGCCCGGTATTAAGTGGTCAGAAAGAAAGATGCAGTGGACTGCGCCATCTGGGGCAAGGTTGTGGATGTCCTATCTCGACAGAGATGATGATGTCTTGCGTTATCAGGGTCTAGCGTTTAGCTGGATAGGATTTGACGAGTTAACACAATGGGCCACACCATACGCATGGAACTATATGCGGTCTCGTCTTAGGTCCACTGCACCCGATTTGCCAATTTATATGAGGGCTACGACCAACCCCGGCGGTAGAGGTCATCATTGGGTTAAGAAGATGTTTATTGACCCCGCCCCTTATAACAGAGCCTACGATGCAACCGATATTGAAACAGGAGAAGTTCTTAGATACCCAGCAGGACACGCAAAGGCTGGAAGACCTTTATACAAAAGAAGATTTATACCCGCAAGACTTTCTGATAATCCATACCTTGCGGAATCGGGTGATTACGAAGCCATGCTACTCTCCATGCCAGAGCAGCAACGAAGACAACTCCTTGACGGAGACTGGGATATTAAAGAAGGTGCGGCTTTTACGGAATTTGACCGCAACATTCACGTCATTGAGCCTTTTGATATACCTAGTAATTGGGTTAAGTTTAGGGCTTGCGATTACGGTTACGGCAGCAAGTCTGGCGTTGTCTGGTTTGCTGTTGCACCTAATGAACAACTTGTGGTATATAGAGAACTCTACGTATCTAAAGTCCTTGCCACAGATTTGGCAGATATGATACTGGATGCAGAGGCTGGTGATGGAAATATTAAGTATGGTGTTTTGGACAGTTCTCTTTGGCACAAGCGTGGTGACACTGGCCCTTCTCTTGCGGAGCAAATGATTATGAAGGGCTGTCGGTGGAGACCGTCAGACCGTAGCCGTGGTAGTCGCATATCAGGTAAGAACGAAATACATAGGCGTTTACAGGTAGACGAATTTACAGAGGAGCCAAGACTTGTTTTCTTTAATTCTTGCACAAATGTCGTGTCCCAATTACCCGCCATACCGCTGGACAAGAAAAACCCGGAAGACGTGGATACAAATGCTGAAGACCACTTGTATGATGCGTTAAGGTATGGTATAATGAGCAGACCGCGATTTAGTATATTTGACTATGATGCTCGTGGTGGACCCAGAAATAGTATGCCAGTTGCAGACGCAACCTTTGGATATTAAGGATATATTATGAACGAAGATGATATGATGATTGAGGACGATGCAATTGCATTGGAAGATACGGATGATACTGTATTAGAAGACGCAGATGTATCTTCTATTATTCCGTTTATTCAAAGTCGCTACCTACGTTCTGAAGACTATCGTGAACAGGATGAAAATAGATGGCTACGTGCTTATCGTAATTATCGTGGACTGTATAGTAATGATGTGCAGTTTACAGAAGCTGAGAAGTCTCGCGTATTTATTAAAGTAACTAAGACTAAAACACTAGCAGCTTACGGTCAAATTACAGACGTACTGTTTGCTAACAACAAGTTTCCTCTATCTATTGACCCTACAGGATTACCTGAAGGTGTAGTAGAGGATGTACACTTTGACCCTCAAGAACCAGAGCAGATGCAGACTGACCAGAATGTTAGTCCATACGGATTTGCTGGTGACGGACGTGACTTAGAGCCGGGTGCTACTGCCACCACACTAACTGAAAAGTTAGGCGTAATGCAGAATAGACTTGAGCCAGTACAAGATAAACTAAAAGAAGGTCCGGGCAAAACACCTACAGCTATTGCATTTAGCCCTGCAATGATTGCAGCTAAGAAGATGCAAAAGAAAATACATGACCAACTAGATGAGTCAGGTGCAAGTAAACACTTACGTAATGCTGCATTTGAGATGGCATTGTTTGGTACAGGTGTAATGAAGGGTCCGTTTGCCGTAGATAAAGAGTATCCTAATTGGGATGAGGATGGCACGTATGACCCATTATTTAAAACAGTACCACAAGTATCTCATGTATCAGTTTGGAATTTTTATCCTGACCCAGATGCGAATAACATGGACGAGGCGCAGTATGTAATTGAGCGTCACAAGATGTCACGTACCCAGTTACGTAACCTCAAGAAGCGTCCATACTTCCGTGCGCAGGTAATTGATGCCGCTATTGCGCAGGGTGAAAACTATGATAAGAAGTATTGGGAAGATGACCTTTCTGATTACGCACCTGAGACAAGCATTGACCGTTTTGAAGTTCTTGAGTATTGGGGTATGGTTGATATTGAAATGCTTGAAGAGCAAGACATCGACATCCCGAAAGAACTAAAAGAGTTTGACGAACTGCAAGCTAACGTGTGGGTATGTAATGGTATGCTACTGCGTATGGTTCTTAACCCATTCAAGCCAGCTAAAATACCATACCATGCTGCGCCGTATGAACTAAACCCTTATTCATTCTTTGGTGTAGGTATTGCCGAAAACATGGACGATACGCAGACACTGATGAATGGCTTTATGCGTATGGCTGTAGACAATGCTGTATTGTCAGGTAACTTGATTGTGGAAGTAGATGAAACTAATCTAGTACCGGGCCAAGACTTGTCATTGTATCCGGGCAAGATATTTCGTAGGCAGGGTGGCGCACCGGGACAGGCTATCTTTGGTACTAAGTTCCCTAATGTGTCACAAGAAAACATGATGTTGTTTGATAAGGCACGTGTACTGGCAGATGAAAGCACAGGCTTCCCATCGTTTGCTCATGGGCAGACTGGTGTATCAGGCGTAGGCCGTACAGCTTCTGGTATCTCTATGCTTATGGGTGCAGCACAAGGCAGCACTAAAACCGTTATTAAAAATGTAGATGACTATCTTCTGCGTCCACTAGGCGAAGGACTGTTTCGTTTTAATATGCAGTTTGACTTTGACCCTGAGATTAAGGGTGACTTAGAAGTTAAGGCACGTGGAACAGAAAGCCTGATGGCTACAGAGGTACGTAGTCAGAGATTGATGCAGTTCTTGCAAGTAGCAAGTAGCCCAGCGTTAGCACCGTTTGCGAAGTTCCAGTATATCATTCGTGAGATAGCTAACTCAATGGGACTAGACCCCGACAAAGTAACCAACAATATGGATGAGGCCGCACTGCAAGCTGAGATTATGAAACAGTTTCAAGCACCCGTAGGGCCAGAAGGCGCAGCACCCGCAGGTGCAAACCCAATGGACCCAACAGGTGCAGGTGGCGGCACAATAGGCATGGGACAGGCTCCTGTACCGGGTGAACAGGGATTTAGTGGTAATGGACAACAACAAGGAACTCCTCAACAAGCTGAAGCCGCTGGTGGGCAACAACCGCCAATGGGACCACTTCAGTAAGTATTTGGATAGCATGGTAGACCAGCATCATAAGGTGCTAGAACAATCTGAGAATATGGTAACGGTACATAAAGCACAGGGTGCTATAGATGTACTACGAAAGATTAAACGATTACGTGAGGACGTAGCTAACGCTGAAGGATAAACTAATGAACAACATGGCAAAACAAATGGAAATGTTTGAGACTGGTGGTCTTATGGATGAGGGCGGCACTGTTGACCCTGTATCTGGTAATGATGTACCGCCGGGTTCTACTCAAGAAGAAGTCCGTGATGACATTCCTGCCCAACTCAGTGAGGGTGAATTTGTTTTTCCTGCAGATGTAGTTCGTTTTATCGGTCTTGAAAAGTTGATGATGATACGTCAACGTGCAAAGGCTGGCTTGCAGCGTATGGAAGATATGGGACAGATGGGCAATAGTGAAGAAGCTGTTATGCCAGATGACCTACCTTTCTCTATTGATGACCTCGACATGGAAGATGATGGATTAGAAATGGCACAGGGCGGTGTAGTGCAAGCAGCTAATGGTACATTTGTACAGCCTACACCTACTACTCCTAATGCTGGTGTATTCTATAATCCTGCTGCACAACCAACTACAGGCGTAGCCGCTGCTCCTATGCAAGCAGCGTCAGCGAGTGTAGCACCTAGTATTGGTCAGGCTTCTACACCAGTTCAGGCAGGATCAGGTCAGCCAACTATGTTTACTAATTACCAATTGCCTCAAGCACCCGTGCCTGTAAGCACTAGCCCTGCCGTAAGACCTAAATTTTTAGGTGAAGTTGTACCGGGAGTAGGTGGCGTAGATTACACAGAAGAAGTATACGTAAATGAAGCAGGTCAGACTGTTACATTTAGACGTTACACAGATGGCAGTTTAAAAGATGCGCAAGGTAATGAAGCCGTAATACCTGAAGGGTACACTATTAAATCTGAAGCAGAGAAAGATGTAGGTACAGGGCCAGTAAAAGTTGAAACGGCTACTGTGCAGGATGATGGTGGTCGTGGAGACAATCAAGAAGATGACGGATTAGGTCCGGGTGGTGCTAGAGTAGGTTGGGGCGGTACAACTAAAGGTGCTAAAAAAGGACTAAAAGTTGGGTCCACAAGGGTTGGTATTGGATACACTAAAGTAGACCCTGCTACAGGTAAACCATACAGTGGTTTAAAGGGCGTTCCAAACGCATTAGACTTTGCTAATGTTATTGGTGGTCTTACCTTTGGAGATGAATTACCAGCAGGGTATGATGCAACAATGACAATAGATAATGTTACAACACCAATAAATAATCAGTTCTTTAATGAAGCAAAAAAAGCAGGGTACATGGGTCCAAGTGCTGATTTATCTTTAGATATTGCTAAAACTAATGTTCAAGCTGCTAATATTATGCAGTCAAAGTATGGTTTGCGGCCTAGAGATCAAGCAAAAACTATAGACGATATTGCAAAAGAAGCAGCACGTAGTGACGTAGGTATAGCGGAACTAGCTAAAGATTATGGTATTGACATTAGCAGTATTAAAGATAATCCTTTTGGATTTGGCAAAAACTATAACGATGCTGTGGCTAAAGCTGTTGAAGCGGCAAATAGAAACAATAAAGCCGGAGCCGACCCATTCACTGCCGATGATATTAAGGCGGGACACGCAGCAAGAACTGCTATTGACGCACATAATAAAGCGGTAAACGCTAAAGCAGCAGCGCAACGTGCGGCAGATAGAGATTCTGGCGGTGATGGCGGCGGCGGTGCTGGCACTGCTATGGGTAGTGATCCCGGCGCAGGTGGAAATGTTGGAGATGCAGCTACTGCCGAAAGAGGAGATGAAGGTTACGGTGATGCTGGTTATGACTAAACAAGCTGCGTAAGAGGCTTAATTAAATCTTACAATCAGTTGGCCTACCCATCCCCCACCCCCGACAGGTGTGGCTACGTTGGCCCCAACAAAAGGAATAGATAATGAACGATACTTTATTAGCAGAAGACATGAAGACTACGCCTAAAGTGGCATTTATGAATAAACCATACACTCAAGAAGAACGCACTAAGCGTGACGAAGAAGAACTAGAACAACTCAAGAAAGAACATGCAGGTGAGGCAGAAGAGGTAGAGGCAGAAGAAACTGAACCTACTAGCGCAGAAGAAAAAACATTTAAGAAGCGTTACTCTGACCTACGCCGACACCAGCAAAAGCAAGCTGAAGAGTTTAAGGCTGAACTAGCGGCAATGAAAAGCCAGCTAGAAAAGGCTACAAAGAAAGAAATGAAACTGCCTAAGTCTGACGAAGACATTGAGCAGTGGGCAGCAGACTACCCTGATGTAGCAGCTATTGTAGAAACAATTGCCATGAAGAAAGCAGCAGAGCAATCTACTGCACTAGAAGAACGCATGAAGGCAATTGATGAAATGCAAACTTCTGCTACTAAAGAGAAAGCTGAAGCAGCATTGATGCAGATGCATCCTGACTTTGATGAGATTAGAGACAGTGATGAGTTCCACAATTGGGCAGAAGAACAGCCTAAGTGGGTGCAAGATGCACTGTATGACAATGACAATGATGCTAGGTCTGCTGCACGTGCAATTGATTTGTACAAAGCTGACATGGGCATTGCTGAAGCTAAGAAGTCTAAGTCTGGTAAAGATGCAGCTAAGTCTGTCACAGCTAAGAACACACGTAATAAACCACAGGAAGATGAATCTTCTACATACTTACGTGAGTCTCAGGTAGAGAAGATGTCTGCCCATGAGTATGAGAAACATGCAGATGAAATTATGGAAGCTATTCGTAGTGGTAAGTTCATCTATGATTTATCTGGTTCTGCTAGATAAAAAAGAGTTGACAAACAGTTATTTTTAAGTATAACTATAGTCATGTGTAAAGTAAGCAGGTTAGCTACTTGCTTACTATACCAATCCGCAAACGACAAAAATCTTTAAGATTACCTGAATAACATGGCCTACTGAGTATATTAGTTGCAACTCTTATACAAAGTACACCCTACGTTAGACAGCCTCTGCCAAGAATTGTACTGTTTGCATCTGTAACAATCCAAAATAATAGGAGATGGATTATGGCTTTTCCAAGAGCAGCGGGTTACAACAACTTACCTAATGGTAATTTTAGCCCGGTAATTTACTCCAAACAGGTGCAGCTTGCATTCCGCAAGGCCGCTGTTTGTGACGCAATTACGAATAATGACTACTTTGGAGAAATCGCAAACTTTGGTGATTCAGTTAAAATCATTAAAGAACCTGAGATTACTGTCAAAGCATACGAGCGTGGTACAACTATTACCCCGCAAGACCTTGATGATGAGGATTTCACCCTCACCGTTGACAAAGCTAACTACTTTGCTTTTAAAGTTGACGACATTGAGGAAGCACATTCGCACGTTAACTTTGAGTCTCTCTCAAGCAACCGTGCAGCATACCGCCTAGCTGACCAGTTTGACCAAGACGTTCTTGGTTACTTGACTGGCTTCAAACAAGCTGCAATTAGTGGTAACGCTAATGTAACGAACAACATTGTTAACGGAACTAAAGCTGTTGCTACAGCCGGAAATGATGAACTTCTTACTTCAATGAAGCTGACAGCCGCTGACTTTAATGCTGGTAACGCTGCTAACTGTGTGGGCTTGAAGCCTCGCGCATCTGAAGCTGTACCAACAACTGCTGGCGTAGCTAACCCATTGACTGTGATTGCACGTATGGCTCGTCAACTTGACTTGCAAAACGTAGAGTCACAAGGTCGTTGGTTGGTAATCGACCCAGTGTTCGTTGAACTACTGAAAGATGAAGATTCACGTTTGTTTGATTCAGACTTCGGTGGTGCTGGTCTACAGAATGGTTTGATTTTGAATAACCTGCATGGCTTTAAAGTCCATGTTTCTAACAACCTGCCTTCTATTGGTACAGGTCCATCTACTACAGGTGGAACTAATGCTAATAACTTCGGCATGATTGTTGCTGGTCATTCTTCATCAGTCGCTACTGCTGACCAAATCAACAAGACTGAGACTTACCGCGACCCGGACAGCTTCGCTGATATTGTCCGTGGTATGCATTTGTATGGTCGCAAGATTCTTCGTCCTGAAGGTCTTGTTAACGCCAAATACTGCTTGCTGTAGAGGAGATTGAATTATGGCACTAGGTGATAACACTCTCCAAGCCGCACGTGGCAACTCGCAGCGTGGGCGTAATCCATACATGGTTCAGACCACATTTGACTTTGCAACAGCACTGTCTGACAAAGGTAGCGCACTTGCCGCTGGCGATGTCATTCCAGTAATTGCTGTTAAAAAAGGCATGATGGTTATGAATGCAGGTATTGAGGTTGATACTGCCTCTGACGGTTCTACTCTTACAGTAGACTTGGGCATGATTGCCGCTGAAGATTTTGTTGATGGTTTTGACGGAACTTCTGCAGCAGGTGTTGTAGCACAGAACCCAGCAGCTTATTCTCCACGAATGGCTGTTGCTGATGACAACATTGACCTTAAACTGGTTACACTTTCAGGTGGTGCAGTTACTACTGGTAAACTGCGTATCTGGGCTGTAATCATGGATTGCACTGACGAAGGTGACTTGACTGCTCAAGAAGTAGCACGTGACGTTGCTTAAAGATTAATGTAAGGGGGCAGGGCAACTTGCCCCTTTACTTCTCTGTTCATTTAAGGATTTGTAATGGCATATGATTATTTAGACATCACTAACGAAGTAATTGCTCGTATGAATGAGGTTGTCTTGACTGCTGCTAACTTTACAACAGCCAGAGGATTTCAAATCCAATGTAAGAATGCAGTAAATGATGCCATTAACTATGTCAATCAAAGAGAGTTTGGTTGGCCTTTTACGCATGTAACACAAACAGAAACTTTAGTTGCAGGACAAACTAGATATACTGCTCCTACTAATACACAATCAATTGATTATGATACTTTCCGTATTAGCCGCGATGAAACACTAGCTGTTGCTGGTAATACTCTACGCATTATTGATTATAAAGAATATACACAAAAATATATTAATCAAGAAACCACTACTAATGTAGGCAGTGTTCCTAAATTTGTATTTAGAACACCTGATAATAACTATGGATTGTTTCCGTATCCAGATAAAGCATATGAACTAAAGTACGAATACTTTATTAAACCTACTGCACTAGCTGCAGCTACAGATGTTCCTCTTATTCCAGAACAGTTTAGACAGGTTATAGTTGACGGTGCTACTGCTTACTCATATCAGTATCGGGGTGAATCACAACAGTATGGTATTAACTTTGCCCGATTTGAAGATGGCATTAAACAAATGCAAACACTGCTTCTAAATAGAGCAGACTATGTACGGTCTACCTATATACCTTATTCACAAGGGTATGGTATTAACGCAGGATTTTAAGGTGATAAAACATGGCAGATGAAACTGGCCTTAATCCGTTTGTATTCGCGTGTCAGGGTGGGCTGGTTCTTGACCAATCAACCTTTGCTATGCAGCCCGGAATGGCACTTGAATTAACTAATTTTGAGCCGGATATTCAAGGTGGCTATAGACGCATTTCTGGTTACGCCAAGTGGA